ACAGAATGATTTTCTTCTATTAGCAGATTTAGAACCTGGTTTTAATTTAGAAGGTTTAGTTGTAACAGCCATAGATAATTTAGAACCTGGATTTGCACGTCTATATGATGCAATACCTTTTTTATTTAATCCACCGGATTCTGATTTACCTTCTTTTCTTTGCCAAGCAGGTGTTGCTTTACCACCATCTGCTCTTTGAATTCTAGCTATTCCGCAACCTCTATTTTGAATACCAAGTCCAGCCATTACTTTTTCTTTTTAGGAAAACCAGCTTTCATATTTGCATATGCTTTTTTAGAAATAGTAGATTCAGATTTAGGTCTACTTATACCTAATTTTTTTCTACGATTTATATTTGCCCAAAGACCTGGTTTAGCAGAACCACCTTTTTTAAATACGCCTCTACCTTTTAAAACATCGGCTCTAGTAACTTTACCATCACCAGTTAAATCAGGAAAAGAACCGTCTTTAAAACCAGCTCTAGCAATACCTGAACCTCTTTTTTGTATTCCAATTCCAGCCATTATTTTTTCTTTGACTTTCCTGCTTCTGAAAGAGCAATTGCAATAGCTTGTTTTCTAGATTTTACTACTGGTCCTTTTTTGCTACCAGAACGTAATTTTCCAGTTTTGAACTCATGCATTACTTTTTCAACTTTGCCACCTTTGGCTTTTTGAATTCTAGCAATACCTGTTCCTCTAGTTTGAATACCTAGACCAGACATTATTTTTTCTTTTTAGCTTTGCCGCCTTTTTTCATGTACTCGGCAGTTTCTTCTTTAGCATAAGCTTCTGGAGATTTTTTTCCAGATTTAATAGCTTTAGCTTGTTTAGCTAAACTTTTTAATTCTTCACCTTTATGCTTTTCAGCTTTTTCTTTTTTTACAAAAGCTTTAGGAGAAGTTTTTCCAGACTTAACTGATTTTGCTTCTGCTAATTCTTCACCATAAGTTTCTTTTCCGCCAAAAGCTTTTCCACCTTTAGCTAAAGCAACTCCCATTCCTCTTTGAGCAATTCCGCCGCCTCTAAGTGCAGCTCCCATTCCTCTAAGTGCAATACCGCCGCCTCTGAATGCTGGTCTTGGTCTTTGTTTAAAATCGTTTCTCATGTTTACTCCTTGTTATTTTTATTAGCCATCGTTCGTGCGATAGATTCACCAGATCGTCCCACTACATATCCACCAAGTCCAATTTGTAACAATGTCCAAACATCGCCTGGTAATTCAAATGTAATAACCGTTCCTAGCATTAATCTTATAACAGGTCCAATAATATAATTCCAGACTAAAATGAAGATTAATACGTACATTAAAAGTGGCCTCCAACTTGCTGAAAACCAGCCTGCTTTAGCTTCTGCTTCAACGATAGATGCTGCCGCTTTTAATTCTTCTGTACTAGATTGTAGTAATTGTTGATTAAGTTGAGCTTTTAATTTTTCTTGTAAATCTTTATCTGGGACTGATTTTTCAATGGTACTGAAAAGAATTTTGGCTAGTGGTGCAATAGCTCCAAGCATTGGAAGCATATTAGTACCATTCAGCTTTAGATTTCTTATCTGGTAACATTCTGCTCTGACCTTTTACTTGTACGCTTTGTGTTTCATCTTTGCTAGTCATCTCAACATCGATTCCACCTTTTAAATAACCGTCAGAATTTAAGAATTTACTATGGTCTCCTACTTGAGTACCGTAAACTCCTTGTGATTTATCTTTTTTATTTTTCATAGCCATAATATACCTTAATTTTTAAATTTTTCACTATCTTTTTTTAGTTTAGCAGCCAAAAGAGTCTTTTCTATTGAAGTATTAGCTCTCATCTTAGCTAAATCTTCATTTTGCTGTAGTTTTTCGTCTTGAGTAGACTGATTCATCATTGCCTTCATCTTATCAAGATTAATTCTGTCCTTACTTTCTTGTTCTTTTCTAGCATTTTCTTGTGCTTTAAGGTCTAACTCTCTAGATCTAAGCATTGCAATTGGATCATTTCCAAATTGTGATGAAATTTGTTGTTCTTCTTTTAAAAATTCTTCCATAGCATCAGAAATTAATTGTGCTTTTCTAGCTTCAATTCTTTCTTGAAGCATTTTAGCTTGAATTTGCATTTGTTGTAATGCTTGTGGATTCTGTTGACCACCCATTTGTTGCATTTGTTGATTCATCATTTGTAATTGTTGAATTTCATTTCTAAACTCAACTTCACTTTGCTCTTGAGCCATAATTGAAATGTGTTCAAATATATTTTTCTCTAATGCAGCCATAACAACTGGAGCATTCTTTGCCATATTTGTTGCCATAAAACTTATATGTGAAGTTATATGTGCTCTATGATCTTGTCCGGGAAATGCTTGGAACGGTTTCCCTGCAAGAGCATCAATGTGTTCTAATGCAGGGTCCTTTGGTTGTGGGGGTTGAGGTCGTACAAGTATCTTATCAATATCTTTTACACCTAATGCTTCATACATATTTCTGTAAACTTCATATGTATTATGAATTGCAGGATTAGATGCTGCAAGTTGCATTTCAGTTTGTGCTAATGATATTCTTTGTGTTTGTGAAAATATATTTGGATCAGCAACTGGAATAATATCTACTTTATCATCAAAGTCTGCTTGTTTAATTTGTCTTTGCCCACCTACAACATCATAAGGATATTCTGGTGGTAGATTAGTTTTAAATTGTGTAGCTAATAAACCAAACTCTTGTTTTAAAGCTGCATAGATTCGTTTGTGAATAGCAGACATTGTTCTACTACCTCTTTCCAGCAAGGCTACGGTCGTACCCACTGCGGCTTGCTGATTCCCATCTCCCACTTGCATGTCAGCAATAGATGCAAAGCGCTGACCTGCTTGAACTACGACCCCCATAAGAGCTAGTAGAGTTTGTGAAGGTTCTTTAAATGGTAAAGGCATAAATGAGTCTCTAAGATTTCCTCCTGGAGCATCAACATCTCTCCATTCACCTGGTTGAATAGGTTGTGAGTCATCTCTAACTCTAATACCTCTAGTTTTAAATCCAGCTGGTAAATTAGATAATGTACCTGCATCAATCAACTGTCTTAAAGCACTTGTTGCTGTTCTAGATAAACCGCCAATCATATGGATTAAACCAAATCCATAGAAACCAAGTCCTGGTAAAAATTTAAAGTGTACGAAATATTGTATTTTTTCTTTTTTAGGATCTTCTTGTTTCCAGTTTCTTCTAATAGATAGAATTTTTCTAGAAGCTTCCTCAACCGTTACAATATAAGGAAGTTTGATACCTGTGGGCTCACCAGTTTTAGGATTTATGTCCTCAAAACCTTCAATATCTAAATATGTATGAAACTCTAATAGAGTATACATATCTGCTTCTTGAGTTTTTCTAATTCCTTCTATTCTTCTCTTAGCTTCATCTAATTGATTTGTTGTAGCAGCATCATCTGTTGGTGTTAGTTCTATATCTTTATAAAAACCACCTACTTGTTGTTTTCTTAAATTATTTTCTGAAACTTTTAATACATGAATAATTGCATCTGCATCTTCTAATGAAGTTGCTGTGTAAGGAACTACTAAATCTTCTGCTTGAATGAATTGAGATACAGGTCTGTTAAGAACTGAATCAAAATAAACTTTTTTAAATGTAGATCCTGATAATGGTAAATAAAATAACATTTGATCAAACTCTGGTTCGTATTCTTTCATGACATCCATAATTTGATAGTTCATGTATTCTCTAACACGATCTGCTTGTTGTTGTCTCTCAGGTGTAGTCAAACCAACAATCTGAGTTCTAACCGGTCCTTCAGCTGGTAATAATTCTTTGTAAGCTAAAGATTGAAATTGAGTTACAGCTTCTGCAAGCACTGGATGCGTCGCGCCCGATGCTCCTCTAAATGGTTGAGTTCTACGTTCATATTTAAATCCTAAAAGATCTAATCCGTTTGTATAAGTTCTTTCCCAATCTTCTCGTGAAGATTTATAATCTATGTAATCGTCAATTAATTCTGCACCAATTGGATTTAAAACATTCTCATCTAAAACTTCTGCAAGGTTTGCAAAGTGATCGCCACCAGCGTCTAGCTGCGGGCTACGAGGGTCAAAGTTAATATCAATACTTCCATCTTCATTTTCAGTCATCTCAGTTGGTCCTTGAGGAGCAACTTGTTCTGCCGCAGCAATATCCATTGCTACTTCATCAGGTCTCTGACTATTTCCTATTGTATTTGGAAGTGACTTGTCTATATCCGCCATTATTATTTTTCTCCGAAGCTACCACCTTAACCTTTTTACTAGGTATATTCAAGCCTTGTGAGCATGGACCAGCTTTTGGTGGTATGGTTGTTGTTAGTCTTTTAGTCATTTTTTCTTATCCTTCCCCCTTTTGCAAGGTTAACTTCTTCCTTTTGAATAGGGTTTATTCTATTTAGAATATAATCAAATAATTTCTTTCTATCTTCAGCAGTGATATTTTCTTCTTTTTCTAAATCTGATAAAATTTTTTCTTGTTCTTTTTGTAACTTAATTTTTTCTTGATCTGTTGCTTCTTCCATAGCGGGAGGTGCCACATCTAAACCTGGAACAAAAGATTCATTTTTATAAATATCTTCTGTTCTAATTTTCTTTTGTATCTCTTTTGATTCAGGACTTAATCTTGATTGTTCTCTATAAGATTGAGCTAA